CCGTTGGTGAGGCCAGGGATCGGCCGGAACGGCAAAGTCAGCATCTCGATGCCGTCGCTCTCGCTGTAGGCGGGATCACCCAGGCTGCAGGTCGGGGCGTTGAAGATGCAGATGTTCCCGGCCACGGTGCCGTGGGTCCAGGTGATGGCGGTCGCGGTCTGGGCCACCGCATCGGCGAAGTAGTCTTTTGCGGTGCTGAGGGTGGGGCTTTCGATGACGATCTCGCCTTCAGGTGTCCGCTCCTGGTCGATCCGAATTTGCTTGCTGCAGCCCGCCAGTTGGCGGAAGATCGGCGAGCGGCCGGCACCGAAGGTGAAGCTCTCCATGCACGCCGCATAGGTGCCGACGCTCACTATGGGAGTGTTGTCGGCGTTCACCACCACCGCGTCCGCCTGCAGGTCGTAGGTGGGCGTGGGGTCGGCCGCATCGCTCGGAGCGTTGTAGATGCCCAGCCCCTCGAACTGCAGCATCGGCAGCCCGTTTACCGTAAAGCCGTTGAACGAGACGTTGCCCCGCACGCCGGTTAGGAGGTGCTGCTTGCCGCCGTGGCGGCAGTTGATGGTGATGCCCTCGTAGCTGCTGCCGATCGGGGCGTAAGTGACGCTCGTGCTGGCGACGATGGTTTCCGAATGGCCGGCGGCGCGCAGGAACACACCGGTCTTCGGAGCCTGCCCCGCAGTGCCCGATCCAGCCAGCTCAAAGCTGAACGAAATCTGCGCCAGCCGCTGCACCACGGCCCGCGGCATGTTGCCGACCCAGCCGTAGAGAAGTTCCCTGTCCACCAGCTCCATCTGAAGCGGCGCCAGGTTCAGGTCAGTGCCGACCCGAATAGCGTCAGTACCGGTCGGTGCCGCGCTCGTCCCGTACGTCGTCTCGGCTCTCGCCAAGATCATTCGATTCCGCCAGAGTGCCATCGGTCGTCAGTGCAGGGGGTGCGGGGGTCCAGCGCTTGCCGTCCTTCGACAGCACATACGATCCGCCGGTCTTCGGGAGCTCAGGGAGCTTCACGGTCAGATGCGGAACAACACCTCAGTCTATGCAGCTAGATCATCCACCCGAGTTCGATACCGGATCGCATAGCTCATCACCGTCCAGCCCGGCACCTGATCGCCGCCATCGCGCCCGTACTGGGTCCGCACCGGCCACACGTCCATCACCAGCCCGCCCAGGGTTCGGTCGGCCATCAGCTTAGAATGGACATCCACCTGGATCGGTGCCGCCTGCTGATCAGGCACCACCCCGCGCGTATAGACCACCACATCAACATTCAGCGCCCAGTCGATCCAGCACAGGCTCACCGGTTCCTGACGTGCGGATTCGTCGGTGGGCTCGATGATCAGCACCGGCGCCTCATTCCGCGCCACCGGCTCGGCACGGCTGCGGTAGATCCTGGTGCCGACCTGCACCGTGCCGGCTAGGGCGGTGGTGATGGCGGCGAGTATTTGTTCGCGGATCATGGTCATGGTTGCAGCGTGTACAGGCTGCTCAGCCCGTAGGTGTCCATCAACGCCACCAACTCGCCTACCTGCTCAGGCACCGACTGGCTGGCGATCAGCTCCATCAGCCTGTGGATGGCCTCTTGAATGTCGGCCTGGTTCGGGCTGCCGTTGATCGCATCCAGCATCTCCACCCGAAGCCTCAGCACCCGCAGCTCGACGGCCTCCGAATACCGGGCCATACTCATCAGCCCGGACCATGCGGCGGTGGCACGGAAGGCAGACCAGAACGCGGTGTAATCGGGGGTCATCAGAACACGCTCTCCACATAAATCTGCGCCAGCGCCAGAACAACGGTGTTGCTGGTGACGTGGGCCGTGCCGTTACTCATCTGCACCTGCGGCGACATATAGTTGGTGTTGCCCGGCAGCGTGGTCGTGCTGCTACCTGTATAGGTCACGTTATTCGTCAGGTCATCCAGCCGGTAGAAGACTTCCGACCCGTTGGGGGCGCAATACATCATCCAGTCATAGACGGTGGCCGCCGCAATGGCATTGGCAATATTGATCGCCGTCTTGGTGGTGGTCGTGCCGTTCCTGGTCACGAAGTTAAACGCACCCGAACCGCTGGACGGGTCCGTCGTGTCATGCCACAGGCCCACGGTATGGTTGGCCACGGTGTCGGAGGTGCAGACAGATGTTGTTGCGCCAGCGCCCTGCAGGCCAGCGAATAGTCTGATCGTTGACGCAGGGTAAAGACCGACGCTGAACCTTGTGAAGAAGAAGAATCCGCCAACATCTGCCGCATTGCCCCTGACGTAGGCCATGTCGGATGCGGTGTTCCTCCTGACGCCTATTTGCTGGTTGGTCGTCGTCGCTACGTTATTGTAGCTGGTCCGGCGCATCCTGGTGTGCAGGTTCGTGATGGTCATCGTTGGGTGCGACACCGTGCCGCTAGATGTCCATGCCGCCTGAAATGCATTACTGCCCGTGCCGGTCGAGCCAGACTGCGGGAAAAACATCATGATGTTATTCCCGAACAGCGACGGCTGCAGAGTGATGGCGTGGCCGGTCGGACCTTTCATCGCCAGCATGAAGCGGTTAGCATTGGAGACTGGGTACACCAGCAGGCTTGATGCCTCTGCCGCTGCTGGTGCGCTGCTGGGCGCTGTTAGCTGCAGGTTGTCGCTATTGATCTCGACATTTGCCGCGCCAGCGAATGCTCCGGCATTGTTGTATTGAACTTGCGTCGTGCCGCCACCCGGCGAACCACCGCCCCCAGTAGCCGTCAGCGTGCCCCCGGACAGGCTCAGGCCGCTGCCAACCGTGATCTCCTCCACCGCGCCCGTGCTGGCCGTGCTGCGCCCCAGTAGTTGCGCTGTGGCCATCGTCAGGCCCGAGCCGGTCACTGCACCAGAGGAGGCGAACGCCGATGCTGCGGACGTTGCCGCCGTCCCCAGCCCTAGGTGGGTGCGCCCGGCTGCGGCATCGGCACGATCAAGGAACTGCCGGCCGAACGTCGTGGTCGTCAGCGCTGCGATGCTGGTCAGGTCGGCGTCCAGCGGCTGCGCGTCGGTGATGCCGTAGCCGCTCAGCGTGGTCGGCTTGCCTGTCACACCAGCGCCCCACGGCAGGCTGCTGCCGTTGGTCAGCGTGATAGACGAAGGTGTGCCGCCTGCGCCGTTGAACAGCACAGGAGCGCCTGCGCTTCCGGTGTTAATTTCCAGTGCAGTAGCTACGCCAGTCCCTAGTCCGCTGATCGTGCCCAGTGCCTGCGTCCCGGTGTGCGTCGCCCGGTCCCGCAGCGCTGCATCGGTGGCGTTGGCTGTGGCCCCTGTGGCCACGCCGTCGAGCTTGGTTTTGTCCGCCGACGTGAGCAGGCCCGTCAGGCTTGTGGTGGCCGCCGGGATGGTCGCATCGGTCCCCGTGTCGCTCGCCACGTCAAGCGTGGTTGTGCCACGGTTGGCGATGCTGAGGTTCGTGCCAACGCCAGCAGCATTCAGTGTCGTACCCGTGATGCTTAGGTTCGTCCCGCACGTCAGCGGTGCCAGCGTCCCCGCCGAGTCGTCCCAGAACAGAAGCCGATCGGCGCCATGGTCTACGGCGCTCAGCACTTGGCCGCTGATGCTGAACACCGGAGAGATCGATGGGCCAAGCGTCACGCTGTCGTGAAAGCGCGAGTCGTTCCCCTGGGCAAACGTCCCCGCCGTCGTCCCGAACGCCCCCGCTTGCAGCACCCCAGACGCCCCGGTGATGATCGGCAGCCCCGACGTGGTGCCGATCGCCCCGGCGCTGGTGATGGGGCCCAGGGCCGACAGGCTGGCCAGGCTGCCCAGCGTCGGGGATCCGCTCAGGTCGGCATAGGCGCCAGTGGTGGCCACCGTTGCCAGATCGCCCGGTTGCACCGCCGTATCCGCCAGTGCCCCCTGTGCCGTGGTGGCATAAGCGGCGTTACCCTCGGCCGCCGTCAGGTAGCCGGGGTGCGGATCCGCTGCCGCCTCGTGTGCCCCGATCGCCGCCGTCACCTCCGAGTCCCTGGCAATACCCGCCGGGATGTCCGCATCCGTGAGCGCCGTCGCCGTCTGCCGGTAACGCCCATCACCTTCTGTCTCGGTCAGATACTGCGCGTGCGGATCTGCAGCGCCCTCGTGCGCGGTCACAGCCGCCGCCGCTGCACCTGCTGCTTCCTTACCGGCCAGCGCCGTGCCCAGCCCCGTCACCTGAGACTGCGCCAACGTCAGCGGGTCGCTTCCGCCGCTGCCATGGCTTGCGGCGTGCGCCGTTGGCGTGCGCGCGTCGCTCATCCGAGCATCACCGTCTAGCTCCTCTACAGCTGCCTGAACATTCGTCGCGACGATCGTGCCGGCGGGAGTGAATGTGACGCTGGCGGCGGTGCTGGTGGCAGCCGAGGGCTCAAACGGCAGGTCAACAAACTCCGTCACCCCATCGCCCACCTTCCGCTGGCCGGTGCTATGCCCCGTGACAGCATCCCTCTCCGTCCATAGCTCCCCTTCACGCAGCACACGGTTAGCCGCCGTCGCCTCAGACAGCGTGCTGAAATACGTCCGCAGCCGGTACTTCGTCGTCATCCCAGGTCACCGTCCAGCTCGATCTCAACGTCTTCGGGCCCAGTCGCCCACGGCGGTGCACCACTCACCCGTTCGAGCGACATCACACTCAGCAGTCCATCCGCCATTCGCATCGGCTCCGATCGCACCCGGTACGCCTCACCGTCAACCGTCACCAGCTCGCCGTAGCCCAATCCGCCCAGCTCGGATGTTCTGATCGTCAGCGCGTTCTCCACGCTCACCACCTGCCCATCCAGCACCAGCTCGGAGTTCTGGTCAAACATCCCCGTGGTCGTCACTGCACCCGCAACCACAGAAACACGGCCCAACCGGCGTGATGTGGTGTCCCACATCCGTAGGTGGAGCCGTGTCCATGGGTTGCTCATTCGCCGATCAGGTCACGGCGGTGGCGGTCTGATTTGATGCGGTCGGCATCAGCTTTACCAGCAGCGTGCCGGGGGCGGCCGCCGAGGTCTCCAGGTTGATGCCGATCAGCACGTTGGCGGTCGTGGAGGCGATGGTGACCGCCTTCACGCCATCACCGGACAGCACGACATACACCGGCAGGCCCACCGATGCGAACGCCTCGGAGCCCAGCTTCGGCAGCCGGAACACACCGGTGGTCTTGAGCTCCACCTGCGCGCCGCTGGCGGCGGACGTGACAGCCACGCCACGGATGCGGCCGACCTGCACGAAATCGCCGGAGGCGACGGTGGCGGGGGCCGTCACCGTCAGAGTGTCGCCGTTTTGAATGTAGTTGTTCATGGGAGGAAAGCAGAGGGGTCAGGGTGATGGTCAGACGGGCTTGCTGCGGTAGAACCCGCGGAAGTCCTTCACCGCGGCACCGAAGTCGAATCGGGCCAGCAGCTCGACACCATCGGGGTCGCGCTTCTCGTTGGTGGTCACGGTGGGCCCTTCCTCGCCGGCCAGGTAGCCGTAGACGATGCCCTCAACCTGCCCAGGCCCCGCCGCCAGGTAGAACACATCGGCCGCACCATCAAGCCGCGGCTCGACGATCAGCTGCATGTTGGCGGTTTGAGCATTCACCACCGGGCCGTTATCACCCGTGCGGGCAGAAGGCGCAAAGCCAGACGGGAACAGGAACTGCAGAGCGGTGCTCTCCAGATCCGTTGGCACCATCATGAAGCTGGGCATCAGGTTAATGGTGTTGCCAGCCTGGTCGGTCTGCTTCCGCATCGCCTTCTTGGCGGTGTTGAAGCCGGTGGTGCTGATCGTAAGCGTGCTGCCCGCCATGTTGTTGTGCGCCGCGTTGAACAGCGCCACACCATCAACACTGGTTACGGCGTTGCCGGTGATCAACCCCCAGATGATGTTGGACTCCAGCCGGCGGAACCCACGGCCCAGCAGCTCGGGCACGCGCTCCATCGCGCTCAGGTCATCGTTGATGATGGCCTGCCGGGTCAGGGTGATTTTCCGGGCGTAGGTGGCGAGCCGCCAGGTGTGCTGACCCTCAACCAGGGTGCCCGCCTTGTACTCCCCACCTTCCAGCAGCAGCTCGGGGGTCAGGGAACCCGCGACCAGCAGATCATTAGCGTTCTTGAAATCAGGGAGGTTGCGCTGCCGGGCGATGGGGCGCCAGGTATGAGGCTCTTCCTGATATGCCGCGTCCAGCGTCTTGCCGGCGAGGTTGGAGAACAGTAGCGGGAAGTCACTGGTGGAGTGGAAGCCGCGCTGAACCAGCTCGGTCTTGCTCATCCCGCGGGTGTTCACCCCGCGGCTTTCCAGATACTCCCGGGTCATCTCCAGCAGCGTGTAGCCGCGGAACTCACGGCTGAGCTCGGCATCCTCACCCTTCAGCACACCGGGGCGCACCCGGGCCTCAAGGCCGGCGGCGATGCCGCGCGTCAGGGTGTCGCCGCTGTCGCGGGTCACCTGCACCTGGGCCGGGTGGCCGATCGGGGCGGGGCCATTCTCGGCGCGGACATCACCGCCCTCAAGGCGCAGGCGCATCAGGCGCATCGCCTCGCGGCTGCATTCGGTCACGGTCTTGCCGCTCCGGATCAGCTCGTCGGTCTGCTCAGCCGTCAGGCCGGCATCCTGACCCAGCCGCAGCAGGTCACGTTCGCGCCGCAGTTCGGCGGCGGTGCGCTGAAGTTCAGTATCCACCGCAGGCGCGGCGGGGATGGGGGTGGAGTCGGCGCGTTGCGCGTCGATCGGTGCGGGGTCGCCCCCGGCCTTGTTGTCGTCGGTCATCGGGGGAGATGCAGGGTTAGTGTTCAGTTGGTCGCCACGCATGACGGCGTGGGTGTCTTGCCCGATCGGCACCAGGGAAACCAGATTGGGCTCCCAGTCGGTGGCGACCAGCAGGTTGGAGGAGCGGTCTTCACGGGTCCGGTAGATGCGTGCATCCACCGAGAACCGCGCCGAACCAGTCCGCAGCCGCGGTAGAGCAATGTCCACCGCAGCAGCAGGGCCATCCACCACCACCGTTCCGATCAGTTCGGTGACGCCGTTCTCCTTCCGCTGCAGCGACAGATCAGTGACCGCGCCCCAGATTGAGTCCGAAGAACGCTTGTGGTCGTAGTCCATCGGCAGCGGCCGAGTTGGCCACCGGATCGCTTCGGCGGAATGCAGCAGCTGGAAGCCATCGCCTACATCGGCATCCGTGGAGATGACGACGGTGGCGGTGCGAGTTTCCTCGTTCCAGCTGTTCGGCGCGACAAGCGCCATCCGTTGGATGGTTTGCTCCATAGCACCCAGCCTATGGAGCTTCCGTATCTGCATCCCCAGCGGCTGCACGCTGCCCACTCACCCCATCCACGCTCAGGCTGAGCCCCTTCGCCCTGGCGTCGGCAATGTCCTTCTCCAGTTCTTCCATCACCTCACGCGGGATGAA